GAAAATGAAATTGTTTTAGACAACACAATGGGTTCAGGGACAACAAACTTGGCTTGTATCAAATTAAATCGAAGGTCAATTGGAATAGAAAAGGAAAAACAATATTATGATGTCGCTGTTCGGAGGGCTTCTGAGTATTGCCACTAACGGCTGGGTATAAACCATCGTTTTAATGTGGTTTATATCTTGTTATACGCTGTTTTTTCTTTGTGTCCTTTTAAAAATAAAAACAAAACAAATATGAGTTTATTAGAGCAGAAAAAAGATTTTAGTAAAAGAGGTGCGTTTGACGAACTATACACACCAAATGAAGCGGTAGAAATGATTTTACCATACATACCAAAGGAAGTAAAAATAATTTGGGAGTGTACAGCAATTAAAGAAAGTAAAATTGTAAAAGTATTGAGAGATGCTGGATACAATGTAATAACAACACATATTGAAGATGGAAAAGATTTTTTCAAATACGAACCTGAAAATTATGATATGATTATTACAAACCCACCATATTCATTAAAGGACAAGTTTTTAAAACGTGCTTATGAATTGAAAAAACCTTTTATGTTTTTACTTCCTTTAACAACATTAGAAGGAATTGAACGTGGGAAGATGTTTGATAAAAATGGTATTCAAATGTTGATACCAAACAAACGCTTTAATTTTAAACCTGAAAAGAATAGTGGTGCTTGGTTTCAAACATCTTGGTTTTGTTTCGGGTGTGGATTAAGTTCTGATTTGAACTTTGTGTCCTTAAAATAGCGTATAACGTTTTGCGTATAAAAAATCGTTTTAATGTTTTTATACGCTGTTAGCAGTAGTACGGATTTAAACCACAAATGCTCAATCGGAGAACTGGACATTTTTCTTTTCTTTTTTGTGCGGTGGGAAATATTAATTTGAAAAATTTTAAAATATGATTGAAATAAACAAGAATTACAATGAAAGTAATTTAGAAACAATGGCAAAGATGCCTGATTGCTTTGTAGATTTAACAATAACATCTCCGCCTTACGATGGATTGCGAACTTACAACGGATATTCATTTCCGTTTGAAGATATTGCAAAGGAACTTTACAGAGTAACAAAAGAAGGTGGTGTTTTGGTTTGGGTTATTTCAGATGCTACCGTTCAAGGAAATGAAAGCGGAACATCATTTAAACAAGCCTTATATTTCAAAGAGATTGGTTTTAATTTGCACGACACAATGATTTGGATTAAAGACGGTGGCGGTGCAGTAGGAAGTAATAAGTGTTACACACAAAACTTTGAATATATGTTTGTGTTTTCAAAAGGGAAAATAAAGACTACAAACTTAATTTATGACAAACCAAATGCTTCTTTTGGAAAAGATAAAAGCGGAGTAGGTAGGAGGTTGGTAACTGGTGAACACAAAATAGAAAAGCGTAAACCAAGTGCCGAATTTAGTAGGAGAAATAACTATTGGTATATCCCACCACAAAAAGGTGAACACCCTGCTGTATTCCCAGAAGCCCTTGCTAATGACCATATTTTAAGTTGGAGCAATGAGAACGACATAATTTATGACCCATTTATGGGAAGTGGAACAACCGCTAAAATGAGTATTCTAAATAACAGAAATTGGATAGGGAGTGAAATATCTTCTGAATACTGCGATATGATTGAACAACGTATTAAAAAAGCGTGGGAAGAAAAAAGAAAAGAAAAAGATTTAACGCAGAAAACTCTATTCTGAGATTGAATGTAGTATTACTGTTAACGTTTTGCGGCTATGTGCAGTGCCGACAAACTTGCACAAAACTTAATACGAAGTAGAAACTTATGGATATAGAAAAATTTAAATACGAAGCACAAAATAAGGCATTGCATATAGCCGAAGTTAGTGGCAGTATTTTTGTGAACGCTGATTGCTTCGATGTTTTTCCTTTTATTGAGGATAAATCAATTGATGCGATAATTTGCGATTTGCCTTACGGAACAACTGCAAATAAATGGGATAGTATTTTGCCTTTAGATAAACTTTGGGCTGAATATAATAGGGTATTAAAAGAAAACGGAGTTATTGTTTTATTTTCTTCACAACCCTTTACAAGTGCATTAGTAATGAGTAACCTTAAAAACTACAAGCACGAATGGATTTGGCAAAAAGATAAAGGAAGTAACTTTGCTAATACAGTTCGAGAACCTATGAAAGAACACGAAAATATATTAGTGTTTGCTAATAAAAAATGGACTTATAATAAACAAATGGAAGAACGCAAAGGTAGTGGGAGTAAAAGTGTAGGAGCAACAAATAAGCACTATAAAAAAAGCGAAAATTACGGTTTATTTCAAGGTGCAGAATTTAAAGTATCAAAATTGAGAGTACCATCTTCAATTCAATTTGTAAAAAGGCAAACAGGAGAGCACCCAACCCAAAAACCATTGGAATTATTGGAATATCTTGTAAAAACCTATACCAACGAAGGCGATATAGTTTTAGATAATTGTATGGGTTCAGGAACTACAAACTTGGCTTGTATCAAATTAAATCGAAGGTCAATTGGAATAGAAAAGGAAAAACAATATTATGATGTCGCTGTTCGGAGGGCTTCTGAGTATTGCCACTAACTATGGAATTGGTCAATCAACAGGATGTGTATTTGGAACTGTTTATACAACACAATTTAATAATTTATATAAATAAATTTTGTTTATATTAAAATATTATTACTTTTGTATGTCTAAATTCATCATTTTTTGTTTTTTGATTTTTATGCTTAAAACTTGTCGGGTGAATACCTATAAACCCCGAACTCTGTTGATGGTAACCCAATCCGATAAATAGGGCAGAAGAAGTGTGGGTAGCATAAAAATCTTTTTATTGTATAAAATGTTAGAATAATTTAAATAACTAAATTTTAAATAAAAATGGAAGAAAATAATGTAAGTTTTATTGAAATTATTTCCGAACTTCAAGCAAGGTTTGGTTGGAATGATGATTGGAAAAATAGTGAAATTGAAATTAAAAATTATCCATTTAATGATATTTTTCATACAAATGCTTTGAATAATGGAAATTGTGATATTTCAATAAATTTTTCTGAAAATTGTCAAAAAATTTCAAACAAAAACGGTTTGATTTACTACAATGGTAAATGGGCAACTCGTAAATTAAAAACACAACCACAATATTGGTTTGTTGAAAAAGATATTAATAACCCAGTGTGGGAAATATATGAAAACGAATATTTTAAATCGAATGTGAAAAATTCAAACGATAAATATTTTTATTGTAATATACCATATGGTAATACATCTATAAATTTGCTCCATGAATTAAAAAACCATCAATATATTACCCTTGAACAGTGGTATAAATTTATATTTAATCCAACAAAATATTTAACATGCCTTTTTTGGAATAATGAAAATGAAGATATTAGAATTCTTGGAAAATATGATTATAAAAATGAAAATGGATTATTTGTTGATTTAGTTAGAAATGAATGGAAATATTGTAAACCAATATATGATTATCGTTTTATTAGTAATTTTAAACACGATAAAAATAAATTAGTTTATAACGATAACATTAACATTAATATCTCCAAAAAAAATAATGAATGGATTGAATTTAAAGAAAATTCACCATTACCACAATTTGGAAAAATGGTTTGGATATTGGATGATAAAAATAATGTATATATGGGATATAGAAGTTTTACAAATGATTTAAAAGAAACTTGGAAAATAATTGAATATACAATAGATAAAGATTTAATTTCTTATGTAAATAACATTACTCATTGGTCTGAAATAAATAAACCAACATATTTTTAATTCAAAATAATAAAAAATTTTAAAATGGAAATAAATAATACTGATTCTAATTTTATCCCAATTTCATCAATATCATATACTAATGATGAAACCATAAAAAATATAATGACCCTTTATAATATCGAAAGATTTGACCTCGATTGTACCTATTCTATTGGAAATTTTTGGAAAAAATTACCAAAACCAAAACATAAAACAGATTTATACCCACAAAAACCAGATGTGATTAAAGCAAGTAGTGATAATCTACCCTTTGAAAATGAATCAATGAAAAGTATTATGTTTGACCCACCATTTGTAATCGCTGGTAAAACATATAAAGATAATGATGATGGTAGTAGTATTATTGCTAAAAGATTTGAAGGATATTTTAGTTTTGAAGAACTAAAAAACCATTACTATGGTACTTTAAAAGAAGCATATAGATTATTAGAAAATGATGGTATTCTCGTTTTTAAAACACAAGATACTGTTTCTAGCGGTAAAAACCATTTCTCTCATTGTGTTGTAATGAATATGGCACAAAAAATAGGATTTTACCCAATTGATTTATTTGTCCTTTTAGCAAAAAATAGAATCAATTCTTTTTCAAAAAATAAATGGAAAAATCAACGTCATGCCAGAAAATATCATTCATTTTTCTGGGTATTTAAAAAAACTAAATGTAAAGTAAATTATGATTTTTGACAATTATTGTGGTTCTGTTGTTGTTAAAACAATTGATGAATTGGATAAATTGGAAAAAGAATTTTTTAATTAACGTTAATTAAATGATATGAAATTTTTAATTCAGAAAATCGACAAAGAATTAAGACACGATTTCACGTTTACTCTCATGGAATCCATTCGATATCAACAATGGTATCATAAATCTAAAGACGTAATTAAGTATAAGTTTTTTAACACCAAATCAGACGAAAATACTTTTATTTTTAATGATGCACATAAAAAATATGTACCTGTTGGTAGTGTTGAATTTGTAACATCATTCCTTGAACAATTTTATGGCGTTGTTCCCAAACCATTAAATGTACCAGAAGAATTGTTTCATTATGCGGGTAGAAAAATATACAATGGTACAGAAAAAGATTTACCTCGTAATGGCTATTGGATAGCAAAATCAAACAATAAAATTAATGAGTATATAAGTTTATTAAATTGCAACACAAAAGATGACTTCATTTATATACCAGCGAATAATTATCAATTTTCTGAAAGTATCAGGATTGATAGCCAAAGAAGATGTTTTATTTATAATGGTAAGTTGGTGGGGATTCAACATTATCTCGGTGATTTTAAAATATTTCCAAATATAATGGCAATTGAAGCAATGATTATTGATTTTAAATCAGCACCAATCGCATATACTCTTGATGTTGGAATCAATAAAAACACTAACACAGTTTTTTTAGTGGAAGCACATGACTTTTTTTCTTGTGGTTTATATGGTTTTGCCGACCATCGAATATATCCACAGATGCTTTACAGATGGTTTCGTGAATATACTAATAATTCTGAAAAAGAATCACAACATGGGTTTAAAAAATGAAAACGATAATTACTGATAATCATATCATTCTGAAAGAGAATCACAATACAAAGATACTGACATATACTGACATATACAATGGTAATCATATCATTCTGAAAGAGAAACAAAATGTCCCGTAAAATATAATTCTGAAAGAAAAAAATATCTTGCAAGACAAAATGTCCTGTAAGATGTCCTGCAAAATGAATATTTATATTTTTCTAAAAAGAAATTATAATTCTTGTGATATTAATATTAATAATTTTATTATCCTTATTAAAAAATAAATATAATTAATATGTCAACTATTTTCTGCGATTTAATTGACAAATTAATTTAAAATAATTATATAACAAAACTATTTTAATTTTATAATAAAAAAATAAGAATAAAAGTGCATTACCTTGCACTTTATATTGATAATGTTAATTATTTTGAACAAAATCATAATAAATGTGCAATATATTGCACTTTATAAAAAAAAATATAAATTATACTATTCTAAAAAAAACATAATATTTCTTTTTATTTTATTATAATATGAAATTAAACTTATTAACATGGACATTAACGGTTGGGTGTATGAGAAGGTTTGCTTGTAGAAAATTTTAAATTAACACAACTGCTGATAGCAAACTTTCTTATACACCTTGTTATATGCAGTGCGTATTTATTGGATAAATGTTGATACGAGAGACGAACCTTTTTGTTTTATTTTTATGGGTGGAAAATTAAAAATTAAATATTTATATATAAAGTAAAATATATGGAGAAAGATACGAAACTACGTAAATTTATAGCAACTACTATTAGAGAATTTTTGAATGAAGATGTTGGTGAATACAGCAATAAATTAGATTATGGTTATAAATTTGATAAAAGCAAATTAAATGATTTCATTAAGAATGCTCGAAAATGGAATGAAAATGATTTTGTTGAAGAATATGTTTATTTAAACGATATAAATTTAATTAAAGATTATGGAAGAATAAATAAGGGTGATGAAATTATTATAGGAAGAGAAGTAAAAGATGCTAATGGTAAAAATGTATATAGAAATGGTGTTCAATTATATGCACCTTATAAAACTGTTATTGCTGATAAAGATTATGGTAGTAATCATTGGGCATTTATTTTAGACAACACAAAAGAATTACAGGACGAGGCTAGGCTATTATACCAACAAAATAAAACAAATAAGAAACCTAAATTTAATAAAAACGAAAAAACTATAAAAGGTTATCATGCATCACCGAATAAATTTAAACAATTTAGATATGGTGAAACCAAAACAAGCGGTCAGATAGGTGCTGAAAATGGTTTTTTCTTTTTTAAGGATATAAAATTTGCTAACTACTACGCATCGGTAATAAAAGATAATAATGGTGTTGCATATATCTACGAGTGTGATATAAGACTTGGTAATACAATAAGTGAGAAAGGTGAAAATATCGGTACTAATTGGGGTAGAGCAGGTTGGCTCGAAAGTATGAATGCTGAAGGGTATGATACTGTTATTATTGAAGATGCTGATACTGGATATGGTATAACAGATGAGATTGTGGTATTTGATGATGATAATATTAAAATAAATAAGATAATCCAAATTTAATTCGTATATTTGTGCGGTGGGAGAAAAAATAAAACAAAAAGATTATAACCACAAAAATTAATACGAAGAAATAACGTAGCATTGCATATAACATGGACATGTTGTCCATGTTAAAATATTATTTTTTATATTACCGTAGAACTACAGTAGAACTATAGTAGAAGTTATTTTAAATAAACTTCATTATTTGGATTATTTTTACTTCCCTATTTGTCAAAATATAAATATAAAAACCATTTTCCTGATATCAAGAAAATGGTTTTTTATAATAAAATAACATTATATTGTGATTTTATTCTTTAATGATAGATATTACATTGATATTACATTAAAATAACATTATATTGTGATTTTGTGGTCGCAATTTGCGACAAGATAATATCATTATTTTTATAAAAAAAATATCTCTGTTTTTTTGTACTATAATTATACTTTTTATTGAAATTAATTATTAAATTAACTATAAATTATACTTACTTAAACTAAAAATAATACAATTGATTATCAGTATAATATACAGTAATATCTTAATGCTTTAAATATAGACAAATACAAAATTCCATTTTTTACCATTTTTTACCACAAATTACCACTAAAAATAAAGGTATTTTTGTAGCCCCTACACCCACATCTTCTCTTACTTTTTATTTTTTTAAAAAGTTATTTTATAAAAAATTATAAAAAGTTTATAAATATTAAATTTTATAGAATATCAAATCTGGACATTTAAAATATTTATAATTAAAGCACATTAAATTGATATTGATGATATAATAATATTTGGACATTAATTTGGTAATATCTGGACATTTATGCTGTACATTGTTGTAATATACTTAATGGTATAATACTAATTAGTATAAAATTTATTTCTTGCATATTTTGCGTTGAATGGAATAATTATTCGTTGCAAAAATAATGGGAATATGATATATTTTTTAATTTAAAAGAGTTAATTCAACATCGACTAATTTACATTTATTAAGGTTATCGAAATATTCATCAGTTATTAGGCTATCATTACCAATAATATTTTGGACACATTTTACTGTATAAATCATATCATTCATTGTAATATTTTCTTCATATAGTAAAGGTGTATTTGTTTCATATATTCCTTTAGTAAGTTTATTGACATCAACAAAGATATTGTTGTACATTAGTGTTTTAAATATTTTTTTCATAGGTTTAAACTTTTATTATGTACATTGGTTGGTATTAATATTTAGATTAAAATTATTAAGTAGATTATATTATTATTTTATGTACATTGTTTTAAATATAGTTTTTATTTTTTATTGTATCATTTATTTCTTTTTTCAGATTAATTTTTAATTCATTGGATAATGGGAAGCAATAGTTCCATGAAGCACCATTAGCATCTACATATTGGTTATGAGGGTTTGTAAGTGCATATTCAGCAATATATCCTTTGGCATCCAATGTATTTTTAAATATATATAGTTCACCTTTTATTGGTTTATTTTCTATTGGTTTTAGTTTAGGATATAAATCATATAGATTTTTTATTTCATCATTGGTAGCCAATCGTAATTCTATGATATCAATAGAAGATGTTAAGAAATTTACATTTTCATGTAATAAATTTTGTTTTATGGAATAATGTATTGCATTATCTATATTTTTTTTAATTATATTTCCTTTAGCCAGCCATTCACTATATTTTGTTTTAATATAAAACCAATCAGTATCATTAATAATTGATAAATCCACATTGTTTGGTTGAAAGAATTTTTTCCATTGATTTAGGGTAATATATTGGTAGTTTATATATTCATTTTCTATTCCATTAATAATATCAGTTTCTAATCCATCAGAAGTTTGATATTTATATTTTGGAATATATTCAAATTTATTTTTAAACCATAATTCAAAAGATTTCCATAATGGATGTTTTTCATTTCTTTCAAGAATCCATTTTTTAGGTTTATTAGTTAATTTACGAATTTCCCAAATACCACTATCATAAATTTTACCATATTTACCCCAAATAGTAAAATTATTATTTATATTTTGTATTCCCCATCCAATATTAGTATTATATATAGAATTAAATTCGAATTCAGAATTTTCAGATTTTTCATTAAACCAATTTTTTCCCCATCGAATATTAAGTTCAATCATTAATTCATTAAATGTAATTGTTTCCATGTTGTACATTGTTGTTAGTTAGATAATACATATTATTATAACAAAAATAGTATAAATTTAAATTATTTAAAAATATTTATTCATTATTAATTTCATCAACTAAAAGTAGATTTAAAATATCATTAATACAATTTTGTAGATTAAAACCTATTTCTTCATAATCACAATAGAAATAGTAGCATTCTCCTTCTTCTCTATTTTGTATACATTCTATAGTTTCATTATTATCATTAATGAATGAATTAGAACCTGTACATTCATCACATATTTTTTCATCTGGGTATTCATTTTCTTTAAATGGTATATGTTTCCATCCTTGTGAATAGTATGTATAAATTTTAGTTAGTAATGATTTTGTTTTATTGAAATATTCATTTTGATTCATTATAATAGTATCATTTGATTTGTTTTTATTTAAATCATTAAATAATTCATTAAAAACTTCATCAATTACTTCTGGTTTAAATTCATCATATAAATTTTTGAATTTATTTTTCATATTTTAATATTATTCTTCTGTGTTAATATAAAAGCATAGTTTTAATTCGCTATATATTTTAAATTGCATTTCATATAGACGAATGGAATAGTATGGATTATTTTCTTTTGATATACCTGCTTCTTCTAGTATTAATTTAGAATATTTTAAGGCAATTTCTCTTATTTCATTTAGTTTATTGAAAACTTCTTTTTGTTGTTTTTCTGTATTTTCTTTTTTCATTTTTTTATTATGATTAGAAGTTAAATTATTTATAACATTTTCTAAATCACTAAAATCTATTTTAAAGTCTTCCATATTTCAATGAATTAAACTATTCCAAAGTTCAGGATTATCAAATTTATTTCCAATTACAGTTCTATAATGCATGTCAGATGCTGTTCCACCACCAAAACACCATTTAGATTCTTTATTATCCCAAGTTACGATATGAAAGTGTGAATTACTACCCCATTCTTTTTCATCGAAATCGATGATATCATTTTCATATATTCTATTACCTTTTGAATCATATCTTCCCGTAAATTCACTTTTACCAATTACATAATATTTAAAATATATATTTTTTAGAATACGAATTGCATTACCAGAAAATATTTCACCATATGTAAATTCTTTAAATATTATTTTACCAGTAAATACATGTTGAAGATGTATTCTAAATATAATTTCTTTTTCCATGATTATGTTTATTAATTAATAATTCATGTTGTACATTGTGGATAATATTTTATCATTGGGATTAATATCCTTTCTCCATTTAGCAAAAGATACATTAAGGAATCCTGATTTCTTAATTGCTTCTTTTTTTGTGGATGCTGTAATAAATTTTAATAGTTTTTGGTTTTTAAAACCACCCCAAGCATATCCACTAATTTCATAAACTCTTTGTTGTGTTTTCATTTTCTTTGTTTTTATGGATTAAATTTTTAAAACGTTCATAGCATTTTCTACTACAGAAAATATTATCAGAATATTTCCAATCATCCACACAATTTTTATTTATTGTAAAAGGTTTATTACAATAATCACAATGATAAAAAACTCTTTTTCCAATATATCTACTCATAGATTTATTTTATTAATAATAAAACTACCAACCATTGTTTTCTAGAGATGATGATAAAAAATTATAATTTTTTGGTTTATTAATAGGTTTTGGTATTGGTTGCCAATGAGTAACATTTTTTAATTCATAACCAATATCATATGGAAATATTTTTCCATTTTCATTAAAAAATAGTGGACAATTAAACCATTTACCTTGATTATCATAATATGCTAAATGCATGTTATTATCATTCATAACCCAATAAATATTATTTTTTTCAAGTTTATTAGTTTTTGATGTTATTTTTATCCATTTCATTATATTATATTTATTAATGGTTTAAGTTCATTTATTCTACTTTTTTAGTCATCAGATTTTAGATAAGCAAATTTTTTTCTTGAAAATGATTTGACCAAGATAAAGATTCGGCATATGATGATGATAATTGACTGTAATATTTTTTTCAAGTTCTTTTATTCTTAATTCTATTTTATCTTTTAAGCCTAACATTATTTTTTTATTTTATTGGTATATTCATTTATTGTTTTATCATACTTTTTTATTTTTTTAGATATCCAATCATCATCAATTGTCATTTCATATGCACAAAATTTTGATTTTATAAAATAACCGTGTATTCTCCAAAATAGTAATTGAATATTAAAAAAATATTTATATCCTAAATCTGCATTAACTTTTGCAAAGTAAAATCCCAATCCAAAATATTTATATTTTATGTATATTTTCATGATAATTTATTATTAACCACAATCATAATGATATTTTAAACTACTAGCAGGTTTAATTTCTTTTAAATTCAAATAATCATTTATTATTGATTTAATTATTGTATTATCCATTAAAAAATTATAATTATATTTCTTTTCAAAAAAATTAAGAATTCTTTTTTGACTATACAAAAAATGTTTATTATTTTCTTCATATGAAATATCAAATAACCATTCATCATTTTCATTTAAAATTTCAAATCGTGGTGATGGTAAATTGGTTATTATTCCAACAGAATCTAAAAATCTTATATTTTTAGAATATTTTCATAATATTTCAAGAAATTCATTTTTAATTTCTTCTTCAATGTTTTTAATTCCTAATTCTTCATTTGAAAATTTAGTTCTTAAGATTTCTCTGACTTCATCAGATGAATTTTTATATACTTCTTTTAAGGTTTTATTCGTTTCCATGATGTTAATTTGTTTATTTATACGAAGAATAATTTATTTTGTTACAAAAAGAAGAAATAAAAAAATATATATTATATGAAAAATGTGGTTTAATTTTTTTTAAGGTTTTTTATCAATGAATATGAATCATCATATTCAATAAAAACTTCAAAACCAGTTTTTTATATAAATTAATTGCTTTATGATTGTTTTTATCAACAATTAATACTATAATATTTAAATTTAATTTATTTTTTACAAAACAAAAAAATTTATTTAATAAAATTTTAGCGTAACCGTTAATTTGAAATTGCACAAACTTGTACATCATCCAAATTCTTGTAACGAGCACCGTATTGTCCCGTGAGAAATCGATTCAAAATATTCTTACCTGCATTTATATCTGCATTGTCTTCGTGACCACAACTAAGACACAAGAACACTTCTCCATTTCGATTTCCCCTATCGGAATGACCACATGCTGGACAGGTTGTGCTGGTATAATAAGGTGCTACGCTGCGAAAACTAACACGGTTAATCTCGCATTGTGCTTCTAACCTCAACAACCAGTACTTCCAATTCCAAGTTCCGATAGAACGCCTGATATTTTTGGTCAACAGACGTTTGACCTTTGTTTTATGTCCCATATTCTTTAGTCGTTCAACAACTATCAAATCGGGATTCTCTTTTATTATAATTTCTTTTGCAATTTCATCAATTCTTTGTTTCAACGCTCTCTTAGCGACATAATAACCTTTGGACTTCTGTTTACACCTTTTAACTCTTTCGATGCAACCTTTAATGTCTTTACCATACTGATTGCCGTTGTTAAGAGAAGCGAGAGCATTGATACCAGTATCAACACCGATACACTTCAAACCTTCCTTCTTTGATTCAGTTATAATCTCAAAACTGAACTGAACATAGTTTTTGGTGATGATGTATGAGTTCAACCTCTTACCAATATTATTATATTTGTTGAAATGTTTGTGATACTTTATTGGTAAGTCCATAATCATTTTATTACCGACTGAGGCTATATGTAACCAAGCATCGAACAACCTACTGTCTTCGGTTTTATATCCATTGTTTTTTGTTGGTACTAAGTCAGCAATAGTGCAACTAACATACATCTTCTGACCTTTATGAACTGGTACAACCATTTTATTTGGTTTATCTTTCCATCTTTGTTTTGTTGCCATCACCATGTCAATTGCTTCTCTTGCAGCAACCTTTCGTAGTCGTGCAGATAACCATGTTTCTGGTAAATCCACCAACGGTTTTAATAATTGTGATTTTGAAGGGATATTATCAAGGTCTTGCCAAAAATGTTGAATGAAAAAATTAACCACTTTACCATATTCGGTTAAGATGGTGTTTAATTCCAACATCTTCTTAGATGTTGTGAATTTCAAACTACATTTGGTTGACCTGATTAATTTCATTATTTATTGTTGTTCTTTTTATTGGGTTCTTTAGGTTCATTTTTCTTAGGGTCAATTAAAGCAGGGTCGAGGTTTGGATGACCGCTTCCTATTCTCGGCTCTTTTGTGATTTCAGTTCTTTTTTCAAGTTTTTTATTATTAATATTTTCCATTATTATAAATTTTTATGATATTTATTTTTCATATGTTCTGTACATTTTTCTAACCAACCATTTCTTGTTGCAGCATTATATGCGGGTCTTTCATTCATTCTCCAATCATACAACAACTGATACTTTAATACCTTTAAACCACGAGATTCAAACCAATTATTATTCATTTTCTTGTTTTATTTTTTGTTCTTTCAATTCTTTTTTACGTTTAACGCTACGTTTACCATATAATTTACCACTAAAACTTGCCATGAGCATCATAATGTCATTAACAAATTCTTCTTCCTCTGAAATGTTTTTGTTTTCAATGCATTCAATTTCTACATCATAACTATTAAAGAAGGCCTTAATCAAATTATATTGAAATCTGGTTAAACGGTCTTTGTTTTCGATTACAATTTTAATGATTTTTTTCTTAATTACCAAATCCACGAGTTTTGTGAATCCAACTCTGGTGTCTGATAATCCAGAACCAACATCTTTAATTATATGTTCAACCTTATATTTTTTCTTTGCACAGTACTCCGATATTCTTTGAGACTGTCTGTCCAAATCACCCTTTTGTTTCTGTTCATGTGAACTAACTCTGGCATAGGTTGCAACCGAATCATTAATATATTCTATTTTCTGTTCACCCATGAATCTTAATATATCGTCCTCATTATATTTTCTATGCCCACCAACAGTTCTAACCGAAGGTAATTTACCTTCATTATCCCAAATACGAAGAGTTTTTTTAGTTACTCCAAGAAGTTCCGATACCTTCTGTATGGATAAAAGTTTACTCATTCGACTGTTCAAGAATCTTCAGCATTATTTCTTTGGATGAATCCAGAATCTTCTGAAATTCCTCAACGGAAATATCTTCATCAATATCAAGTTCAAAAGGTATTGGATACACGTCACCATTGTCGAGTTCGAATTCGTCTTTATCAACACGAACCACATTTAATGACTTCTTTTTAAGGTTCTCCATAATTTTATTAATCTTTTTCATATATAAATACTTTAAATTTTCGTAAAAGTAATAAAATTTAGTTAAAATAAGTAGATTTTTGTGTAATTTTGTTTAATTATTCGTTAACTGTTGATTAACCCTTATTTCTGAATTTTTCAAAAATTATTAATTCGTAAATTGATACATAATTTTCATTAAAAAATTCATCTGGTTCTTCAATATTAAATTTAGTTTCACCTACTAATACATTATTAATTATTAATTGAAATTTATTATTAGAAACAAGAATTTTAATTTTTTTATTATTTTCAAACAATGGCATTCCAGCCACCTTATGCATCAATTTAAATAATTTTTGTTTATTATTCATTTTTTGGTTTAAATATAAATAGTCATACATTCTTATATTATGTTTGTACATTGTTATTAATTAAAATTATTTACAACTCCAATTAGGTGGTTTTTTATTATATATTCTTTGATAGAACATATCATATTCATCCAATAAATCAAAACATCTATCTTTTAACTTTGTATAGGGTTTATTGATTGTTTTAAAATGTTCAATCCATAATTTTTTGGCTAGTTCAGGAGTTCTTCTATATGATTTAAAATATTGTTCTTCGAGTTCATTTCTAACATTAAGGGCAGGTTTTGATAGATTTCCGATATAATCTAAAATCATAATAATATTTTCATATTCATTAATGAATTCATTATTTGTGATTGTACATTGTATTACATGTTGGTTAAATTTTTTTTCATATTCTAATAATATGTCTTCTGCTTTTTTTAATTCGGTTTCGTGGTTAGGCAGATTTAAATTAATATTCATTAGTATTTTTTTACTCATGATGGTATTAATTAAAAAAATTAGGTTAAAATAGGGTTGTACAATGTAATATTAACAGACATTACGTTTTTTATAATATTTAAAATATTATTTTTAATATTAGTAGTAGTATATTTTTTAGATAAAGGTATATGTATTGTTGAATTTGTTCTAAATGCTTTATCATTAACATAATTTAGACATAATCTAAAAGCACCATATTCTACTTCTATATTATTGGATGAATTTTCTACAATCATATTAGCAATAGTAATATTATTATTAATATTAATAATTTGTACTTTTCCAATTGTTAATTTTTCTTTTTTAAAAATAATTTCAGGTTCAATCCATTTCTTTGAAAGTGTTTTAGTAAATTCATTTTCCCAAGTATTTTCATTACAAATATGTGCAATTATAATTTTTTCATTATTATTTTCAATATTAATTGGATTTCCTTTTACTTCATTTATTGTTATATTAAACATAGGTAAAATTTTTATAAAATTTAGTTATTTTTAGATTACCTCTAATAAATTCTTTAATTAAGGATAAACATTCTTCATATGTTTTATCACAAATTTTCAATTTATAATATAATAATTGGTTGATATAAATAGTTTTGATTGTTAAAGATGATTTAATAGGATATAATTTAGAATTTTCATTGAAGGTAAAATATTTATGCTTATCCTTTGGAAATATATTTTTATTATCTTTAATTAAAATAAGGTTATATCTTCTATTAAAATGAATGATTGCCATTGGGTCAACAACTTCCACAATGGATAAAAACATGTCATTATATTTAGTTTTAGATATTATTTTCATTTATTTTATTTAAAAGTATTGTTGTATAATAAAATATAATAATAGGTAATACTTTTATTTAATTTCATGGTTTTATTATTTAATTATTATTAAAATTTATTTTCAATTGTTTAATTGATGAATTCAATTCAATCCAACTTTCAATATTTTTTAAATATTTAATCCGTGTTTCAAAAGGAAGTTCAAGTATAAATTTTTTTGATTTATTGGGTGGAATTAAATTGCTTGCTTTAAATTTAATATCGTCTATTTCCATTATATCAATAATGGCATCGGGGTATTTTAAAGATAAATTGTAAAGTTTATTGGAAATAAACAAATCTAAATTTTTTACATTGGTTAAAAGATAAGACATTTGATTTTTTAATTCTTCTGCTGTTTTATTTTCGAACATTGTTATATGTGTTTTTAATTAAAAATAAATTTAATTATAAAAAAAACAATTCCCTTGTAATCTAACAAGGGAATTGTGATGAAACATTATGGTTAACTAATATCAACCAATCTTGTTTCGAGCATTTTAATAAGTTCTTCCATTGGACGATTTTCTTCTTCCGCTTCGATTGCTGCTTTATATGGTATTTCACTTCTTATTGCCATATCAACCGCTTTTTCCAATTCCTCAATTTCATAGGTGGAATAATCATCTTCATAATATCCATCTTCAATAATATCAATTATTCCATCTTCATATTTTGCAACAGCAAATGGAAAATACTCACTTACCCTCATTTTTGAATGGTTATAATTAGGAACGGCAATAACGTGTGCAGGATTAACAAGGCAAACCAATACTTTTGAATGGGAATTGGCAAAGGATTGAACATAAGAAGTTGCACCAACATGCAAACCATAAGAACAATCAATTTCTGGGTCAGAATCACAATTAGTTCTTTCCATTTTCACAGGTTTACCCAATTCAATATTCATTGACCTTGTGTACTTATCCGTATAAGTGGTATTTTCTTCCGAATCACCAAATAATACAACATCTTCGTACAAATCACCAAGTTTACCAAAACCAACAACACTTTTTTCCTTTTCATCCCACATTTCAAAAGTTTTTCTTTTGGTAATGGCAAAATCACCATCCATGTTTTGATATACAACATACTTATTTGGATTACATTTCCAATCTTTTCTTACCATAAGGTATTTTTCAGCAACAAACTCATTTAATTTATTACCTTTTTTCTTTTCATATACGGCTTTATAAACAACCATATAGCCCTTATTGGTTAATACAAAATCATGGGTAGAAATGAAATTAAAAAGACTTTTCCTAACCCTTTTATCAGGATTAATCATAAGGAGTTTCCAAAAATTAATAATAGCATCCATTGGAAAACCATTTTCATGGTATTCTTTAATGGTTTCAACCAATTCATTGGGTATTGGAGTATTGAATCCCGCTAAAAATACTTCACCATTATCAGGGTCAGTTTCCAATCCACAAAGGTAAGCAATTCTAATCTTTTCGTTTAAGAAAAAATAAATTTTTCGTAGATTTTCTTCACTTGGATTTTCTTTTGCATCCAATATTACACGATAAAAATCATTAGCATCATTAAGATTACTACAATTCTTTTTGTGCAATTTGCCATTAATCGAAACATTAATCGTATTTCCGATTTTTACTGCTTGAATGTTTGTTTTCATTTGCCCGAAATTTAAAGGTTAATATTAGTTTAACTACATTTAATAATACGATATTGTTTTAATTTTGTTACAAAATTAAAAAAAATAATTGGTACATTGTATAAATATACCAATTATTTTTTTCTTTTTTATTTAAAAAACCATAACTTTTTTCAGAATATCAACTAAAACATCATCCAATACTTTATTATAATTAATGTTGTAAGTATTGAAATATCTTAATATTTTTTCATTATTTTCTTCCAATTGGTATAGTTGTTCCAGTTTTTTCATAATATCTTTTTGTTCATCATTCAATTCAATATCACCAATATTTAAAAGACGTATTAATTCATCTTTATGGTATTCTATATCAGTATTAATATTATTCAATTTTTTAAAATATTCATTCACTTTTAGAATGATTTTACCATATTTTTCATTAATACTGTTAAAATCATATCTTTTATAAAGTGGACTTAAATTTTGATATTTTGAAAAAATTTCATTCGATTGTAAGTAATTAATTACTAAATCCCTTTTACGATATAACATTTTATTAGTAAATTGACTTATATGGTAAGCATTTTTACAGGATTCCAAATACTTAATATTGTTTTGAGCAACCCTAATAAACATTATGCCGTTATTGGTAATATTATGATTATATGACTTAAAATTATCATTATATTTACTATAGCCCCAAATAAGGTGATTATTATCAAATAGTAATTCAAATATTTTTAAAGAATTGTTTAGTTTATATTCTTCTTCCAAATTACTATAAAATATTACACCATTAAATTTTTCCAATTTTTCAACTTTAATTCTATTAATTGAATGATGAATAAATTTAACAGGTATTGTAATATCACTAAAATCATTTTTCTTTTTTGATATTCTTTTAATTACAAAATTATCAGGTAATTCCAAATTATCATAGTTTATGGCATTTTCACGAACAATGTTAAAAAATTCTTCTTGCATTTTTAACATTGTTTTAACAATTTTCACAGGTTTACCATTTTCATCGGTTGTGCTATTTAAAGCAATTTTAAAAATGTCTGAAATATCCAAACGATTATTTAAAATATTTCTTTTTGTAATTAAATAGTATGTTTTATGTAATGATTTAAGGTAAGTAGATTTAATTTGCTTACGTTTAAATTCATTTTCAACATAGTATATATTCTTATCAGAAATTAAAGAATTATACTCACCATAAAATTCTTTTTTTTCATACTTTTTAGGCTTATCACCTAATCTTCTTATATTAAAAAAGAAATTGAATAATGAAGTATCTTTGGTAAGTGCATTAAGTTTTAATTCTTTATACCTAAAATTAGACAAATCAATATCTTCTTTTTTTATCAACCCTTGTAAATTTAAAGATTTTCCATTACCAAATTTCAATATGTTATAGTTTTGTGTATATTCAAAAAAATCTTTTAAAGTAACAATATTTTTAAATTGTTTATTCAATAGACTAATCAATTCTTCTTTAACTTCAATAAGTTTCTTTTTAATTAACCTAATTGTATTTTCGTCATAGTCCAATTGTTCACGACTTACTGTTACTTTAATATCACCAACATTAAACTTAATGGCAATGGGTAAATAGTATTCACTTTGATTTAAGTTAAGTACATTGTAGTCAATGGGATAAGCGACTTTTCCTAAACATACGTGTATATATTTAGAATAGTCATTTCCCCTATAATAGAATGATTTTCCTTTAACAATTTGATAATCATTAGTTGGTTTTAAATCATAATTATTATTTTTATCAATTCCCTCAAAAATAATATTTTCAAAGTAGTAAAGTTGTTTTACCATTTCTCTTTCAAAGGTAGGTATATCTTTTTCCAATACAGGAATTTTAATTTCAGTTCCATTGCCATCGGTTGTACTTTCAGAATGAAGTAATGATATTACGGGACTTTCCTTACCTTCATATATACAATAATAATACTTAATCTTATTAAAGGTAGTAATAACATAAAAACTATTGTCATATTCATTTGTTCCATAACCTGTAATTCTTCTATATGCCAATACTGACTTTGCACCAATACCATAACCACCAATTTGATTATTGTCATCACGTTTGGTACTTTCAAAGTAAACACTATAAATTTCTTTCATTCTTTCGGGTGAAATACCCACACCAAAATCAATGAATGATATATAATAGGTATTATCTTTTTTATCAAATGTTTTTCTAATAATAACGGGTTTATTAACATTTGCTTCAATGTGTGAATCAAAACAATTGCTTGTAATTTCCCTTACAATTGTTCCAATGGGATTAGAATAAATATTTTTTGTAAACATTTGAAAAACAATGGTAGTGGCATCTTTAGACAAACGCATATTAATTTGTCCATCATTATTAGTTGTAACCACTTCTTTTTCATTTAAAACTCCTACATCAATTTTCATGGTATTAAAATTTAAAAGTTTAACATATTTTTTCTTTTCTATTTCATAATACGCAAATGTTTTAAAATTGTTACAAAAAAATAATGTTTTTTTGTTTTAATTAAAGACAATATAAAAAACAAATATTGAAATGTTTTTAATTAAAAAGAAAAAAAGTTGTTTATCAGGATGAATATTCTTATATTATATATATAGGTATGATTAATTTTATTTAGATTAAATCTAAATTTAAGATAATAAGTATATTGGAGTATACCCTCTGCGTGTTTTTTGAACACGAACCCAACCTAAGTTCATTTGATTATACGAATATTATTTAATTATGTTTCAAAATGATAAAGAATTTTATTATTTAATTAAAATATATATTTTATTTAAAGATATTTTAATTTAAATAAAATCCCCCTGTTAAATCAAATCAACAGGGGGCAAACCAAAACACCAATAAAAATTGAAAGGAGTGAGGGTTCACAACGTCCTCATTTGGATTTCAAGAATCCGTGAATAGTATTTTTAATCTTTTAAATATTGTTCCCAGAGTATTTTTTGTGTTATTGGTATTTTTGGTTTCATTACTTCATTGTAGAAGTCAATGCCTTCGTTTAAATAGTCACAAGTTCCATCACGAAGAAAACCATCAGAAGAAAATTTACTTCCTAAAATTTGCATTGCAGCAAGGTAACAGGCAACAACAAGTAAATCGTATGGTTTTCTTGCTGTTTTACAAAAACTAAAACCTTCTTTATTTTCTAAGTAAAACGTTTCATGTGATAATTCTTCACCTTTACCATTAAAAGAAACAAATTCTTTAGTAAATTCAGGTTTACCATTTCCATCCCAACCTGCAATTTCAATTTTATCATTGGCGAAATATCCACCCGCACTATTAGTTTTTTCGGGTAAATTTTCATAAAGTTTCTTACAGGCATTTGAAAATTCCTCAAATTTTTCATCAGAAACTTTTTTGTTTACAATGTAGTGTGTGTAGCCCATTTTTAATTCCCCCTTTAATTAAGTTAATAATGTTTTGTTTGTTTATTTAATTATACGAAATGTTTTTAAAAATGTTACAAAAAAATAAATTTTTTAAAAAGAAACAACCCTTAATTTTGTAAATTATATTAGAATATAAAATACGTTAATTAAGGGTCGTTTTATTCACTCACCTATTGGACAGAGGTGAACTGTCCGTGAATAACCATTGCCGTAATCACTTTTTCTAACCTTTTATATATATTGGTTAGCACCAATACTACATAACTGCACATTCCAAAACATATTTACCTACATTGGGGTCAACGCAATTGCGAATTATTTGGTCTTTTCTATGTTTAATTTTATATTCTCGTAAATCAAAATAACCTTTTGTAGAAGAACCCCTTTCATTATGTGTAAGTCCGTCTTTTATTTCAATTTCAGGTATATCAAAGTTTGCCCAAAACAAATGTCTTCCAAGTTTTGCAGTCGGTTTTACAAATGGCTCGTAATATGGTTTTACATTTTCAACTACAAACTTTATATTGGTGTTCTTTGTAAAGTTCTGTAAAAAGATTATTTCACTCCACAATTTCATATCAGGCATTACAGCATCATAACTTCCGCTTTTACTTGCCATCATTCTTACTTTACTATGGCTTTGACAAGGTGGTGAACTCCATATAAAATCAAATTCTCTCCAATGTTTAGCCAAATAATCGTGTGCATCAGTAACTATTACAGTATCGTTTGGGTATAATTGCTTATAAACATTTGCAATTTCTTCGTTATATTCTATTGCAGTTACTTCTACATTTTCCCAATGTTTGCGGTTTCCTCCAATTCCAGCATATAGGTTTAAAACCCGTACTGGTGCTAACATCGGTTTGCCGTCATTGGCGGTGACGTGCAAATTTTGAGCATCTGTATTTCTATTCATTTTTTGTACTTGTTTGATAATTTTGTAATTCTAAACGCCAACGAACGGCAAGCCGTGACCCGTTAGAACGAATTTTCGGTTGGCTTTTTTTATCTTTAGTAAGAACGATTACTTTCTATATAAATATACGTAAATATTTAAAAAATGTTACAAATTTTTCTTTAAATGTTTTAAACATTCAATTAAACCATTTTCCAACGCTTCTTCGTATGTTTTAAAACGTTTATTATTTTTAACAATTTTATTATTTAAATAATAATTAAAAGAAAATAAATATTTCCCATCTAAATTTAGATGTGTTTTAATGGATATATAAATAGAATATGTTTCTCTTAACCATTTTTGAATTAAACTTTGTGTTGGTGCAGACATACATTTCACTTTTTCAATGAATGGTTTAAAATTATATTCATCTAAATAACAATAATGAGTTTTCAAATTAAACCCAACTTCTTTAGCAAGTTTAGCAACTTCAAATGATACTAATTGTTCTTTCATGTCTTTTAATTTAAAATATTATGATAAAATAAACCATTGATTTATTATTTACTAATTATAGTCATCATAATCATTATAATCAAAAGTATAATTATATTTTGATGGAATTGTTGATACTAAATCTTCAACAATTAAAATTTCTATTTCATTTTCAAAAGATTCAGATAATTCTTTTTTTAATTCATCAATTTTACAACCACCTTTACCAATTAAAAAATTAGGTCTTCCCAAATGAAATAAAATTAAATTATTATTTTTTATAATTGATTTAATTTCTAAAGAATTGGCATATTCGCCATATATTTTATTGTTATATGCAATGCTACGTTTGTGCTTCGTATTAAGTTTCATCGTAACATTCTTTTTGTTTTATTTTTTTTCCACCCACAAATTTAAGAAAAAATATTGTCATCACCAATATCCCAAGTTCCATCATTTTCAACAGATTTTATTTGATTTGAATTAAAAACAACGTAAATTGGAGAACCCTCTTCAATAAAATAAACACCATCATAACCATTCTTTTTTAAATAATTTACAAATAATTTACCTATTTCACCATCAAAAAATTTCCAATTATGCTCAGGTTTTATTTTTAATTCTCCTCTATATGATTGGTATTCCATTGTCATATCTATTCCATTATCTTCAATATTATCAATTATTTCATCAAAAAAATCAGATGTTGTTGGACTTATATCTTTATAATAATAGTGTTTATTAAAATCAAATATCTTGTTAATTTTCAAATAAACCTCATATTTTTTACTACCATATTGTGATGCAAAATTAATATCTGTTGTAAAGAAAAATGCTTCTCTATTAACAACTTCTGTTGAAAATAAATGTGTATTAATTCCAGATTTTCTATCAAAACTATTAAAAGTTTCATTACTAAAATGATAAAAAATCTTCGGATTTCCACCTTTTACCATTATACTACTACCAAACCACTTTCTAAAATTATTATTTAGATTTGTTTCAACATTCTGTTGTTCATTCAAATATTCACGTATAGTAGTTGCTATAAATTTTCTTAGTTCCATATTCTTAAATAGATTTATTTTATATATAAATATTCAAATTTTAATTTACCAACCCACACAAATTTAAGAAATTATTTTAATAGTTGATTTAACAATATTTTAAATTTATTTGGTATGTTTGAATTTAATTCTTTATAAACTTCTGGTAATTTAGTTTTTAAAGTATTTGGTGCTATAAAATAATGAAGAAAATTTTCAGCAAATACTTCATTACTTTTATCTATGTGATATGATGATGATGCGTGTGTTATTGTTTTAGCCAAACCATTATAACCATTACTATAATTGTGGTCAAAAAAATGTCCAATTTCATGAATTAATGTATTTACATCAACTTCTGATGGTATTGTGATAGTATCAATTAAATCAAATGAAGCATAATTACCACTACCACTATATTCTTTTACCTTGACATTAAAACCTAATTTATTTCCAAGTAGTTTTACATCGTCACTACTAATAGTTTTATCAACATTATTTGGTTGGGATATTTTTCTTTTATTAAAAATATTTTTGGCATATTTTATATAATTATCAAAATTAAGGAAATCATTTTTAGTTTTTATATCGTTCAAATTTGGATTGGTTATATATTTTTCATCATTATATATCTCATTGAAATCTACATTATATTTTCTTTTAAGAATGTCAATATATTTAGAATATTTATTTGGGTCTATTGAAATAATATCAATCAATTGTTGTATTTCTTCATTATCAGAAACTTGTTTTGTTTCAATCAAATATTCACGTATAGTAGTTGCTATAAATTTTCTTAGTTCCATATTCTTAAATAGTTTTATTATATATATATAAATATTCAAATTTTAATTTTCTACTCACAAAAAATAAAACAAAAAGGTTTTGTTCTTCGTAGGTAGTTTAGTGGTATATTTCAACACTGCATATAACAAGGTGTATAAGAAAGTTTGCTATCAACAGTATCGGTTAATTTGAAAGTATCTCAAAGCAAACCTTCTCATACACCCAACTGTTATGTGTAAGTGTTCCGTTCATCGTTCTAATCAACATTTCGGTTGAAAATTTTAAAAGAAAAATTCTACCTACTATTTAAAGAATTGTTCAGGATATTTTTTTCTCCTTTCACTAAACCAAGTTCCGTTTAAAGTTTCTATATAATATTCTAAACCAGTATGTTTTTTTGGTCTTTTATTAGAATAATTAACCCAACCATATTTGGTGAATTGTTCATAAGTTGGGTCTATCTTTGTTCCATCTTTTAATTCAATCCAAGTATGTTGTTGTGGTATATCGTCACCATGTTCCCAATCTACATACCCCTCTATTACAAAAAAATCATTTAATAGTTTAGGATTTATATCATTGATTTTCAAAACAAATTCTTCCGCAAAATGGACACAAGAACCAAATTTATCACAGTACATTTTTTTAGAAAGTTCTTCAGCAACATCGTGTAAAGTTTGATATTTTACACTTTCATTCAAAAATTTTTGTATCGTAGTTTTAATAAATTGTTTCAAATCTTTCATTTGTTTTCTTTATATATAAATAGATTAAAATGATGAAATCCTACCGTTCTTTTTCTTTTAAAATTTTTGTTCAGTTCTTCAATTATACATTATTCCTTAATTAACCACACCTACACATAACGAAAAATGCTAAACGCAGGTGCAGGAGTTGAAAGTAAAATGTTTCAATACAGCACAATGCAAATTATTGCACTGCTGTTTCAAGTTCCGCACAATGCCTGCACTTGTCGTTTTAGCATATGTT